GGCTTCCCATAACTATGGGAAGCGTATCAGGAGGATGGTGCGGCTCGACACGTCCAAGGTCGCCCCGGATCCGTTCCGACCGACGGAGAACGTCAAAGTGTCCATGTCAGTTTACATGGTCTTTGACCTCCCGCCGGCCGGCTATACGGCCGTGGAGGGACTCGCAGTGTACGCTGGCTTCAAGAACCAGCTTGCCGCGGGTACCGACCTGCTCCCCACCAAGCTACTAGGTGGAGAGTCGTGAACGATGATGACCTCCAGAAGCTCTTCGATCAATTGGGTCCTCTAACTGAGGTCCAATATCGAGTCTTCGTGGTGTTGATTGGTGACATTCTCACGGAGTACCTAAACTCGGAAGAGTTCCGGTGCATCCTTGAGTTAAAGGGAATCAAAGTAAAACGTGATTACCCCACCTTGAACCAGACAAACCTAGACGTTTAAAACGCGTTTAGGTCCTCTGCTCATGGTGATGCCGCCAAACGATGCCTTGAAGCCTGTGAATCGTGTCGAAATTCGACATGATCCACAAGAGTTTCTAGCCGATGAAGGGAAGCCCATAGATATTCGTATCTATGTGTCTCCCAAGGCTATTGCGGCTGGTATAGCCGCTCTAACCGTTGTCGGTAGGCTCATCGAAACCATTTCAACGGCGATCATAGATCGTTTGTTGTAGTGGTTGCGAATTACTAGGCTAAGGATGTGATTCTCCCTATAGAAAGGGGGGCCACATGAAAAGCCTGATATCACTCTGGTCCAGAACAGCCAATGAATTGGCTGTTCGATGCCGCACAAGCGCCACTCGCGACGTAAAAACCGTCACGAGCCGGACAGAAAACGAGGGGTTATGGTTTCTTGCCGTAACCCTGGCGTCCTTTGGCAAAGCTACCGAAAAGTGGCTGAACCAAGGGTTCGTCGATCCTTGGGATGCTCCGAAGTTCGCAAGAACTAAGGGACATCTTACTGGGCGCCCTGCATTTCTGCAAGGGTTCCTTGATCGTGTTTTCTGTCCAGACAGTGGTGCGCTTATGGATGAACCAGACATCGAGGCAATCTATGCTATTCGTCAGTTAACACTGATGTTTAGTAAGATAGCTCTACCAGAGAATGCCGAAAGGGATTCTCACCCTGCTGGCGGCCGAGAGGTCGTCAGTCAGGATCGTGGTAGACTAGCGATGTCTGAATTTGTCCAGTGTGAGCAGGACGTTCGGGATGCGGATAGTCGACTTGATCCCCTCCATATGGAGGATTTCAAGCGTATATCCACAATGCTTTTTGGCGAACTTTTCGCCAAAGTAGATAGAGATATCTACTGGGGTAGAATTTATCCCAAGCATGGCCCAGGCGCTACTGCTGACCGCCTCTCAAGTAATGAGAAGTGGAATCAGCAGCTCTGGACCTCACGCCTCCAAAGGATTTTTCCTGCGGAGGAGTACCTCTCTGTTAACCCGCATAACTACCGGGAACACAGAGAGAGTCCGGACATCCTCGAACCCGGTTCGGAGATACCCGTTAGGGTTATCACCGTTCCTAAAACGCTCAAAACACCAAGGATTATTGCGATAGAACCCACCTGCATGCAGTTCATGCAGCAGGGAATTCTCCGCAGTATTCTCGACGCGTTTAAGGAGGATAGTTTCCTCTCGCGCGTCGTCGGATTTGACGACCAAGAACCCAACAGGGAACTTGCTCGAAAGGGATCATTTAGCGGTGATCTCGCTACACTCGATTTGAGTGAAGCATCCGATCGTGTTTCGAATCAGCATGTACTAGCC